ATAGCAATTACATCATAAACATCTACAGTGCCTGCACCAGTTTGGTCAGTGCCAACCATAAAGTTGTTTCTGATAACTCTGAAACCTTTGTACATACCAACTTCATTTCTTAGTACTTCAACTGCATTAGAGTACTTATTAACATCAACCCATGAACCAGCTGAGGTATCTGCTCTTAAATCAGCAATTACATCATCATGAGCAAATAAAACATACTCAGAACCAGCAATGCCAGTTTGGTTGCTTCTTGCTAATTTGTTGTAAGCTTTGTTTAATAAAGTACCAGTTAATACATCAGTTGCTAAGAAATCAGCAGGAGCTTTATCACCAGCAGTAATTACATTAGTGGTTGCTAATAGAGCATTACTTGCTAATGCATTAGAAGTTGCAGCTAAGTTTTGACCAACTAGAGTTGCAGCAGCTAAATCAACAATACCACCAGACTGTAAAGAAGCTAAAGAAGTAGTAGTTACAACTTTACCATACTCTGCAGGAGTTAAAATAACTTTAGTGTCTGAAAGTGCAGCAGAAGTTACATCTTCAGTTTCAGTTAAAGGAGTGGTTGCTAAGTCAAGTTGAGAATAGCGTGGGAATTGGATAGAAGTTGCACCAATTTCAGCTTTATACTGAACAAATTGGTCCATTACATCTGTTTGAGCAGCTGCAGTTATAAAGCCTTGATCAAATGCTAACAATAAGCTGTCATCAATTTCTGCAGTGCTAGTTAAATTTGTTGTAAATGCCATAATTATATTCCTTTTATTTAGTTAAACTATATTTTTTAAGCACTGCTTCAATCTCTTTCTGATTTTTGCAGGCTCTAAGTTCTTTTTCATAAGCTCCATCTACATTACCTTTTCCTGCAGTTTTTACAGGAGGGATATTTGATGAGATGTCTCCAGGGTCCTGTTGCTTGGTTTCCAATGACTTTGGGTCAGTGTCACCAAACAGAATAGGGTCAGAAACTTTAAGTGCTTTAATCTGATTAATTACTGAATCAGATTTTATTTCTTCACCTTCCCATTCAAGAGAGCTTTTGTCAATTAGTTTGATTGCTGTAGGAATAGATCTTGCACCAGCACTTTCAAGGGCTGTGATCAGAGTGGATTCAATAAATCTATTTTTTTCAGCTTCTTTAATTAAACCTAATTCTAATTTATAATTTTCATGTTCAGTTAAGATTTGATTATGAGTAGCAAATAATTCATCATACCTTGTTTGTAACTCAGTAACAGAAGAATTAGAATTTTTTTCCAATTCTCTTAATTTGCTTTTAACTTTATCTCTTTCACCTACTAATTCTTGAAAATTAGTTTTAAGTTTATTATACTCTTCCAAGCTGATAGTTTCTTCAGAATTGGTGGAATTCTCAGTAGAACTATCTGTCATATTGTTTGTCATTTTGTAGGGCTCCTATCCAGGTTCATATGTATAAAACTATTTATCAGAAATACTGGTTTAAATAATTATTGAATAAATCAGGTATTTCAGCTAAAGCAGGGTCTATAATTCCATTTGGTGCTTGATTACTCCATCCTTCATCTAAATAACTTGCATATTCTGTAGGGTTAAAGAATGTTGCTTCATCAGAACTAATGTCTGAAACCCATGCTGCTTGACAAGTTCCTGTATCTACTGGTGTTGAGTCAACAATAATCTGAAATACATCTTCCATTGCTGAAATAAACACCTCAGGAGGAATATCAGGAGGTCTGCTTACTGTAATGGAAATATCAGCCATTAGTTACTTTAGTTACTGCAACAGTTCTTGGAATTGATAAATCTCTTACTGAGTCTATTTCTTTAATCTTTTCTTCAGCTTCAGATTTAGTCATACCTTTAGACATAAAATAATCTAATCTTGAAGCTCTTCCTTCTGCAATTCTTTTGCTCCATATTTCTTCTTCTTTTTGCTCATCAACAGGTAAAGCAGGTGGATAAAATTCTGTAAATGATATAGAAGTTTCAGAAAAGAAGTTAAATCCATTAGTTCTTAAAACTGTTTTTATAACTTGAAATAGTCTATTAAAACCTGCAGAAAACATCTTAGCTCTTTTCTTTCTAAGTTCTAAATTAGGCATTTCTTCTACAATCAATTTGAAACCAGAATCAGCAGAGCCATTGCCACCAAATTTAATATTTACTGACCAATCTCCAGCAAAGTCTGAAACCCATTTATTAAACATTTCATCTATAGGCAATAGATCTACTTCAGGGCCTTTATACTCTACAAAAGGGGAGTCTACTCCAGAAGTATCAAGTTTAATAACTCTTGCAGGTCCACCTATTAAATCAGAATTATCCATTTGCATCTGTCTAGGAAGAAGTGAATTATAAGGTTGCACTACTTCTAATGAGGTATTTTCAGAAACAATGTCTGCATTTGTAAAAAGAGTTTTTAACTTACTCCAACTTGCTGCATATTCTGAATCAGTAATATGTAAGTTGTACATTTCATTTAACTGGAGTAAATCTTCAGGTACATAATTCCAGAATTCTGCTCTTGGTGTATTAGTGTCATGAAATACTGCAACAGGAATAATTCCATAAGGATTAGGATAAGTACCTATAATAGTTTCTTGTCCTTTTTTACTGACTTTAATGTCTTGAAATATTTCTGCAGTAATTACTCTTAATAAAGTATTGTCTTCATCATCTTCACCTACTTTATAAACTAAGGTATCAAGTTCTTTATTAGTATTCAGAATAATTGCTGAATTATCTCTAGAAAGGGCATCAAGTACTAATTTGTTTTTAGAGGTGTCATACTGAACAAGCACTAAAGCTGTTTTTAACAATCTAACAGTAGCATCAAAATTAGTAAAGAATTCTATCCATTCTACTTGTTCTAATGTTTCTAATAGAACTTTAGTTGCAACTTCATTTGGCTCAGTTTCTGATTTGCTGTCATAAACAGAAATAATAGGTGCTGGTCCATTAAATAATAAACCTGATTTATCTACAATCATTTTTACTAAATTTCTGGTTCTTGGAATAATTCCTCTTTTCTTCCAGTCTTTTCTACCTTGACTTCCTGAACTTAATAACTTTTCAAAATGTTTCTGTTGTTTACCATCATAGTAGTCCAAAATTAATTCAGCTCTTTCTGAATCTTTTCCTTCTAACATCTCATAAAATGTTTTTGCCATTCTTTATTCTCCTTAACTAATAGGAATATATTTTTGATTTAGAAATAAGAGGAAAGTTTTGCCAAATAAAATAACCTAATGCATCAACTGGATGGTCTTGGTCATGTTCTTTATCTGGTTCTCCTGCTTTATTATAAACTTGCTGTTCAAGAGCTTTTACTGTAAATGGACATTGCAACACATTCACAAAATAAGAATTGTTACTAAACTTTGCATTTACTGAATTTACTCTGTCTCTTACAAATGGGTTTTTACTTGAGGCTCTTATTTCAAATCCTGCTTGTTTAAAATGGGCAATGTCAGTTAAAGCTGCATTAGTTTTATTACTACCACCAGAAGCATCAGGATAAATGATTACTCTTCTTCCTGCATACCTTTGCCTAATTACAGAAACAACTTGAGCTGAATCTCTTGCTCCCATAATTTCTTCTAATAGATAAGGAATTCCATTGTCTATTACATGAACTGTTGAAGAACATTTACCAACATTGAAGTCCTGTCCTATATGAATAACATGATTAGGAAAATCAGCCAAAGTTTTAGTAGTATTATTTCTGATTCTGTCAAATGCATAATAAACCTGACCAGAAGTTAAGTTAGTAAATTCACCTTCTAAATAAGCCTTAATCAGATTAGGTGGATAGTTAGCTAATAAACTTTCTATAAAGTCAGGTGGTAAATATGGGTTATCAGCAGTTCTTCCTTTAATTAATCTTCTGTCTGCACTTACTTGTTCTACAAAGAATTCATAAAGAAAACTGAATCCCTCAGGAGTAGAAGTTGTAAAGCCTTGATAAACTCTGCCTTTTCTTAACCTACTCATTGCCATGTTCCACATAGCTCTTGCTATTTCTTTCTTGATAGTGTCACATTCATCTACACCAAAGAAAGCTAAGTTCATACCTGCCATCCTTCTGTAATTTTCAGCAGCTAAACATCTGACAATGGTTTCACCTTCTTTAAATTGAAGAGTAAAAGTCATGGTAGAGGCTTTATACTTATATGGAATTCTCAGTTCTTCTAAAGTTCTTTCCATTTCAGGTATTAAAACTCTTTCTAACATTCCATAAGTAGGTTCCATTACTGCACCTACATAACCAGTATTCTTTGCAGCCATTAGAATAGTTTTAATACAGAAGGCATGGGTTTTACCACTACCAAATCCTGCAACTAAGGCTAAATATCTGGTTTCATAGTCTTCACAAAATTCTTTCTGATGTTTAAGAAGTTTAATCTGCATCAGTTAAATCAAATGACTCAGTACTTGGTAAATTTGCATTTACTACTTCTACAGTTTCTCTTTGTCCTAACATGGTTTTGCCTAAGAAGATTAACATAGTACAAGACTTAGGGTCAGAAGCATCAAAAGCTACATCAAGTTGTCTTTTCCTTAATCTAACTTTTAAATCTGATTTTGCTGCAGTAATTATGTCTGATTTGTTATTATGAAGCCATGAAGGTGTAGTTCCATAAAATGCAGCCATTTCCTCATAAGTGCAGCCAAGTTTTGCAAGTTGAGTAAGTTCTTCATCAGTTACTTCTTTTCTTGGTTTAATTCTAGGGTCTGCCATAATTATTTCCTTTTTTACTCATGTTATTTCACTCCTTTCCAGATACATATATTAATAAGAGATATTTATATAAATATTTATAGTTTTAATAAATAGGGAGGTTTTATGAGTAATTGGGATGGAAGGGAAAGAAGAGGAAATGAAAGAAGAGGTTATAATGCTGACCCTGTTGGAAGTGAATCAGAATTAATACATGAGTTATATACAATTATACAACAGCAACAACACCATACTCCTTCTTATTACCAACCAACACCTCCTTCTGTAGATATAACTAAGAATACAATTACAATAAAGGATTTAGTTAGCTTAGGAATAGTGTTAGCCTCCAGTATTAGTGGAGGCTTTATCATATGGAATAATTTAAATAATAGAATTCAGCAAGTGGACCATCAATTTGAATTGTTTAAATCTAATATTGAAAGGTCTGTATTAGAGGATGAAAAGGCTAAGGTTGAATTAAAAACAGAATTAGCTTATGTTAAAGGTAAAGTTGATGATTTAGATGCAACAGTTACTCAGATTTATCAAAAGATAACTACAGATAAGCCTTAATAGTAGAGATTAAATTGTAGATGTCTGTACATACAAAGCCATTTTTACTGCACCATTCTTTATAGGTAGTTTTAGAGTTCTTTGCAATTCTTTTATTAGGGTCCTGAAATAACATAATGAAGGTGATGTCTGGATAAGTGTCTTTTACAATCTTCATTTTTCTTCTGTCTGCTTGATCAAAAAGTCCTTTACTTTCTACATATAAATTAGGTGTTATTTTCCAATCAGGAGTATAGTTGCATGGAATAGTGTAGCTAAATCTGTCTTGTTCATAAATTTCAGTTGTTTCTAAATAATTAGTTAAAATAGGAGCAATCTGTTCTTCAAATTTGGATTTGTACTTATGCATACATTTCTTGGTCCTTTTTATCTGCATTATATTTGCCTATCTTTTTGCCAAAGTGAAAGGCTTCATTTATAAGTTCTTGTAATTCATCCTCTAAAGTAAATTTAGCTTGAAGGAGAGCTTCTTCTTGTTCTTGAGTAGTGGAGAATTTTGTTTCATAAACTTCAGAAATAATATTAAAAATATGAGCTACTTCTGTTTCTTGTATTTTAACTGAGTGCTTAAGTTTCATTAAGAGCTCCTCTATAGGTTTCATAAAATAGTTTAGTAATTTCTTTTCCTTGTTCTGAGGCAAGGAATTCAGGAACAGATTGCATTATTATTTGCTTGAATGGACTCTACTTGATCTGCAGTTGCTGGTCTATTAGAACCATATCCATCTTGGTTGTTGTTAAATAAAAGTCTGCCTAATAAAGCACCCATTACAAA